AAATTAACAAGTACAGGAACCAATGGCCCGCATACTGGCCCTTCAGCAGCAGCGGGCCGTTCTACTGACTCCCTTAGCGTAATCGCCTTCCATTCCCGGTACGCATCCTCCGATACGCCCAGGATCTGAGCAAGGCGTTTTTCGTAAGGGAGTAACTTAATCACAGCAAGCGATAGAGCTTAAGTGAACCGCAAGCACTGACGGGACCGGCAACTAAGCGGCCATAATGTCTGACAGTAATAAATGTGTTTACATCAGGCAGCACTCCAACGCCAAAGGAACCATCTCCCCGGTCGAAGCGGATCAAGGCGCCGGCCTCAGGCTTCTCGATAGGTTCGGTCAGCTCGCCCCAGTCCTCGTCCAGCTCCCTCCAGTGCCCCCGCTCAGCCGCCCGATACCAGCTCCCCATACGATCTGCCGGCCAAGACATTCCCAGCTCCTGACGTACCGCCTGGGCCGTCCTGAAGCAGCAGGCTGCCCGACCGTCCCGTGGGTCTGCGCCGAGTTGCCAGGGCAAGCCAGACCATTTGCGCCAAAATGTCAAAACGAAATCCCTCCGCTAGATGGCAGTGGCCCGACTTGGGCCGCCGTGAGTCTACGGGTTGGCGCGGTCCCTGTGACAAAATTAAGCGGATTGCTAAGTTTTAAGGTAACAACAGAAAATGCTTCTTCTTCTCCTGGCACGGCATCGACATAGCTAAAGGTATCGCAAGCGCAAATGGTTGAGCTTAGAAAGTTTAACTCGTTCCATGTCGGGTATCCGTTTACGCTAGATGGTGGCGTGCCGACAAGTAGCACGGTCGAAACCTTGGCAAGCAATAAATCTTCAGACGCTTGCCATAGTTTTGCGGTTGAGACAATGTTTGCTGGCGCAATTAACTCATAGTCTCCGCTTTCGTTGCCATCAGTTGACAAGTCGCCGGCAATACTGTAAGGACTAAACTTGTACTCCAGTCCGTTAAACGTTCTATTCTCTCCGATAAAGAAAGGCTGATAGCGTAACGGCAGCGGCAGCGGAGCGCCAGTAGCGTCAAGGAACTCAATGTAATGGGTTACGTCAATCATCAGATGTTGATTGAATCACGGAGAGCGCCATTGTTCTTCATGCCGTTAATGGTCTTGGCAAACGCTCGCCTTTCAACCATAGCATTACTCTTGCGTAGCTGATCTTCTGTAACGTAACGCTCTCCCCTTTCTTCCCTGACCGTATAGCTAATGTCAAGAGAGTTTGATTCGTTTCCACTATTGCGCAATGCTTCTGCTTTTTGCATGTCAGAACGTGGGACAACCCGGCCAGTGACGCCAGGAAAGAAGAACTCTGGCTCTTTCTCGCCCGTAACATAAACCTCGCCAGGCTTGGTAATCCCGCCCTTGGCCATGAAACCCCCGAAGGTGGGGGCCGAAAATGCCGATCCGATGTTGCCGAGGGAGCCGGAAAGCGCCGCGCCAAGGCCGCCGCCCAGCCCGCCAGCCCCAGCGCCGCCAAGGCCGGAGAGTAGCCCCTGAGACGCTATGGCCTGGAATAGTCCGCCCATTTGACGCTGTAGCAGCGTGGTTAGCTGTTGTTGCGCTGAATCGGCAAAACTGCTAGAAATAGCCCTTAGCATGTCGCGTCCTACGTCTTCAATCTTTCTGGAACCATCGACAATGCTTACCAAGCCATTTGTTAATGCGCCGGAGATAGCGTCAGACGTAGCAACGATATTTTTCTCAAGGTTGCCCCAAACAAGTTGCTGATTTTCGAGCAGCTTGGTTTCGTTGGCCAGGCCAGTGGCTCGGTCGATATTGCCAGAGCGCTTCATCTCCTCCTCAAAAGCCCGTGCTGGCGCTCCGATCATCCCTGCACGCAGGCCGGCGCCAGTGAACCGGGCTTCGTTTCTGATTTCGTTAATACGCTTGCGGAACTCATTTTGCTTGCCAAGCTCTTCGGTTTGCGCTGTGAGCAAGGCTAGTTTAGCCTTTTCAGCTTCACTTGCACGCTGATAAAGCTCAGAAGCCTTAAGCAGTTCAACATTAGTCGCCTTAAGTTCGCCACGCTCCAAAGCAGCGGCTTCCGCCTTGCCGGTTGCTAATGTTTCCTGTAGTTGCAGGATGGCAGAGCGAGCCTGCTCTTGGCTTTGCTTGTTATTGTTAAGGTCGAGATTTATGCGGCGCTGCTTTTCTTCATTCTTGGCAACGCCAACAGCAAGGTCAGCCCGCTTGTTAACCATTCCCGTAAGCGCGGGGTCATTGCCATACTGTTTCTTAATTTTTGCCAGTGCATTGCTGCGGTCTAGCTCAAGCTGCGTGATTCGCGCCCTGCTCTCCGCTTCAATATCAGCAACTGAAGCAGCACTATCGCTAAGGTCAAGAATCTTTTGCCTTGCTTCAATCTGCTGCTTAAGCGTGTCCCCCTGTTGCCTGAGTTGCGGTAGTTGGCTGGCTTGCAGTATCTGCTCAATTTGACCAAGTTCAATACCTTTTTGCTTGAGCTTATTTTGCTCTTCCAGGATTTGTTGCGCTTCTTTTTCTCCGCCGGCAAGTTGTAGCCGTGCCGCCAAGTTAGCGGCATTGACCGGCGCAATAGAAGGGGTAGGGCCAATAGGGACTGGACTAAACTTAGGACCGGGAATGTTGCTGATCTGTGTTGCAGTCTGGCCTTGGATGTTACCTGGAGCGATTGCGCCCAGGCGAACTCCGTACATAAACTTTCCGGCGAACGTGTCCATTGGTCGCTTGACCAAGCCGCGCCTAGAACTATGGTCATACATTTCTCCGCCGCCAGCGTAAAGGCCGACGTGAGTTTGTACGCCAGGCCCCCAGTTTCCGTAAGTGCGCTCAAAGCCGACTAGATCCCCTGGGCGAAGATCCTGCTTGCTGTTTATTCGCTGGCCTATGTCAGAGCCAAAAAAGCTGCTTGCCAGTCGCGGTCCTGACCCAAGGCCGTCCCACGCTTTTTTGGTGGAGCCAATGGCAACGCCGGCAACCTTGAACAACTCACGAATCGCATCAGCGCACCGTTCTGTCTGCCCTGCAAAAAGACCTAAATTGTTGTTTGCGGCTTGAAGCAAGCGATTGACGCCGCCCGGTGCGTTAGCAGTGCCACTGGCAGCTCCACCAGGCGCAGCAGTAGCAGCACCCATATCAGGCAGCGTCACTGCCTGGCGCATTAGGTCGGCGGCTTCTCTTGCGCGATCTCGAACGTGATCCGCAACCTTCATTTTGTAATCTTCTACTGAGCGCACATAGGAGAGCTTGCGTTGCTCAATGTCTTCTATTTCGCGTGCATTTGTGCGCTTGTAATCCTCAACATCACGATTGAGCTTCGCCATCGCAAGCTCAAGCCTGTTTCTTGACTGTTCAATATCAGCTTCGCCTTCTTTTCTGGAGCGCACTACTTCGCGCACATTTGTTAGCAGTTGCTGTTCAAAGCCAACAGCCGCCGCAAATGTTTGGCGAGCATTTAGATCGCTACTTTCGATGCGGTTTTGCGCTCTGGCGCGATTATTCTCAATCTGCTTCTCTGCCGCTTGCTGGCGCAAGTCAAATATCTCGCGTTCCTTTTTGTAACTGTAATCAGCAATGTCTTTATTTAGTTTCGCGCCATCACGTTGCAAGTCATGCGCTTGCCGTTGCAGGCTGAACGCTTCACGGTAAGCCGATTGTATTTGATCTGCAAGTTTACGCGATTCTTGGACTCGCGCTGTTCCGGCGGCAAATTCGTCCTGAGGTTTTGCAGCCTGCCTGTTTCCCGCCGGTCCCTTTGCCAGCGCTTCCCCCCGCTGTCGAAACTTGCTAAACGGAGACATAATGCCGCCGAATGGATTTGCCGCCGTCAATATGGCGCCGCCGATTCCCTGCCCTTTGAGCGCTGAGCCAATGCCAGGCAGTTTGCCAACGCCACGCGCTACGTTAATGGTGTCGGCAATTACGCCAGTAAAGCCAACAAGCGCAGGCAATAACTCAGATTGCAGTGTGCCAGCAATCGAAGACCATTGCTCCTGTAATCGCCGCTGCTCTGACTCAAGTGCGTTAAGCTGGCGCACCGATCCAGGGCCAAGACGCTTTTCGACCTCTTGAAGTACCAGCGTCTGCGCGTCATAAGCAC